TGGGAAAAGGTTTCTGTAGCAGCACAGCAAGGTGTTGGAAAGGAAAATCCTTTTGAACTTGAACAATATACATCAGATTTTGTCTTTAACCCTGTTGCGGATATAAGACAATTTAAACTCTCCGACCCTGTTGAAGTGGCAGAAGGTGGAACTGGGTTTATGTTAATTACAAGAGATGCTCTCGAAAGATATCGAGACACATATCCAGAGTTATCATATAAACCTGACCATGTTCGTACTGACCAGTTTGACGGTACTCGTGAGATTCATGCTTTCTTTGATTGTGTCATTGACCCAGAGTCAAAGAGGTACTTATCCGAGGATTACTTTTTCTGTAAGATGGCTCGTAAAGCAGGTCTTTCAGTTTGGATGTGTCCTTGGATGAAAATCAACCATGTTGGTTCTTATATCTTTAAGGGTGACATGGGTGCTCTAGGTCAACTAGGAGTTACTGCTACTGCAGATTCTAAATCTAATAAGAAAGCTTATAATCCTGTTGACAAGTCCAAGTAAATGGTATATAATATACCACAAATAATATCAATGGAGAAACTTATATTATGAAATTTTCTAACGAAACTTTGACGGTCTTAAAAAGCTTTACTCAAATCAACAAGTCAATCTTGATGAAAGAAGGTAATGTTCTTAAGACTATCACTCCGGAGAAGACATTAATTGCTATCGCAGACATTCCTGATGAAATTCCATCAGATGCATGTGTATACGATCTTTCAAGATTTTTATCAATTTTGTCTTTATATAATGACCCAGATGTAGAGTTTTTTGATAAATACTTTATTATCTCGGAAGGTAAGCGTAGAACGAAATATGTCTATGCAGATTTATCAATGATACATACACCACCTGAAAAGGATATTACTATTCCTTCAGCAGATGTTGTAGTTAATGTATCTAATGATGAATTAACTTCGGTGCTCAAAGCAGCAGGGGTATTACAATTTTCAGAGATTGCGTTTGTAGGCGAAGGCGGCAAATGCTATCTGAAAGCAATCGACAGTACGAACGAAGGCGCAGATGACTTTGGCGTTGAAATCGGGGATACTGCCGACGAGTTTAAAATTATTATTAAAACTGATAATTTAAAACTCATGTCTTTGGATTATGAGGTTACGCTTTGTTCAAAAGGTATCTCAGAATTTAAAGGAAAAGGTGTCACATATTATGTGGCTATAGATTCAAAGTCGACTTATAATAAAAGGTGAAATTATGAATGAACCAGTACGAGGTAACTTTGGCCAACAACAAGGCCAAGAACAAGAAGTGGTTATCAATCTTGGAGACCTATCAACTGTGTTGCAGATTATTGACGTAGTCTCTCAACGTGGTGGATTCCAAGGACAGGAACTTGCCGGAATAGGAATGCTAAGAAATAAAATCGAAGCATTTTTAAGACAGAAAGGACCTCAGCAAGACCCAAGTCTTGGTCAACAGGATGCCAATGTTGATACATCAGTAACTGAAGGTGCTCCTTTAGCTGATAAAGTTGTTGAGTAATCAATAACTCATTTCTCGAGAAGTGAGGGTGGAAACACCCTCGCGGTTTCTCAAATTTTTATATTATGTTTATGGTGAATTATGATTGATGCAAAATCAAACGAAGTCTTATGGGTTGAGAAATATCGTCCGCAAGTAGTTGCTGATACTATTCTACCTGATAAGACAAAAGAAACATTCCGTAAGTTCGTATCAGACGGAAGTATTCCAAATCTATTATTAACAGGCGGTCCTGGTGTAGGTAAGACTACTGTCGCAAAGGCAATGCTTGAAGAACTCGGTTGCGATTATATCGTAAAGAATGGTTCTCTTAATGTTAATATAGATACTCTCCGATACGACATCTCTACTTTCGCATCCGCTGTTTCTCTCACAGGAACAGGACGTAAGTATGTAATCTTTGACGAAGCAGATTATCTGAACGCAGCAAATGTTCAACCTGCTCTTCGTAACTTTATTGAAGAATATTCTTCTAACTGTGGATTTATCTTTACTTGTAATTTCAAGAATCGTATTATCAGTCCATTACGTTCAAGGCTATCAGAAGTAGATTTTACTATTGATACAAATGATCGTCCACAAATGGCAATGGAATTCTTCAAGAGAGTCAAAGCAATTCTTGACCAAGAAGAAGTTCAATACGATCCTAAAGTAGTTGCTAAAGTAATTGAAAAACACTTCCCTGATTTCCGTCGTGTATTAACTGAACTACAATCATATGCAGCTTCAGGTAAAATTGACGAAGGTATCTTTGTTAATCTGAAACAAGAATCTATTGATGACCTATTTCGTTTATTAAAAGGTAAACAATTTACCGATATGCGTAAATGGGTAGCAAAGAATTCCGACCAAGATATGAATGAAATGTTTCGTCGTATCTATGATATGTGTTCGGAAAAGGTCACTTTACAATCACAAGCTGGATTTATAGTTACATTAGCTGATTATATGTACAAGTCAGGTTTAGTTGCTGACCAAGAAATTAATATGGTTGCATTCTTAACTGAGGTTATGATTGAATGTGAGTATGTATAATGTTAAAGACAAGATGTTTTAACTGTAATACAACAACGACAAAAAAGAAAGCATATACTGTTGAAATGAATACTTCGGAAGGTAAGCATAAAGTTACTTTGTGTGAATCTTGCGGTAAAGAATTTGACATATTAGCAAAAGAGCTTCAGGAGGTACTTGATGAAAGACCTAACACCGTTTGATTTTATGAATGCTGCATCCTTTACAAAGGAAGATATTATTCGTAACTCAGATATACCTGAACATACTGAAAAGATGTACAATGCCTTTATCGTGAACCGTGGCTTCGTTAATTTTGAAGATACAATATTACATGCAAACGAAATGAATATGCGACATCATTTATTTGATGGAGCTCAGTTTGATTATTATCGTTCTGTTCTAAGAAAGCGTAAAAGATTTTCCAAATGGCCTAAAGCCGAAAAAGATACAAATCTTGACGCAATCCAACAAGTATATCAATGTAATCGTACCGTAGCAAAACAATATCTTAAAGTTCTATCAAAAGAACAACTTGAAATTGTCCATGATAAAATTAATGAAGGTGGTTAAAATATGATTTTTATAAATAAATCTTATATGGTTATATACCATGCCACTAGAAATAATTAATAAGGTGAATATAAATCATGGACACAGATATTTTCAAAGGAGTTGGCGTAGAAGTCGAACTCCCCACACAAGATAGCTTCCTCAAGATTAAAGAAACATTGACTCGTATCGGTATATCGAGTCGTAAAGAAAAGAAACTTTATCAATCTTGTCACATCCTTCATAAGAAAGGAAGATATGCTATCCTACATTTTAAAGAATTGTTTATTTTAGACGGTAAGCACAATACATTAACAGAAGAAGACATTTCACGTCGTAATACGATTGTGAACCTATTAGAAGAATGGGAACTTGTTAAGATTGTGGATCCTTCAAAATCAGCGGATCCAATTGCTTCTCTAAATCAAATAAAAATCATTTCATTTAAAGAAAAGAATGAATGGGATTTAACAGTTAAATATAATATTGGTAAAAAAGAATAGTTGACATTCTTAACAAACTAGTATATAATGTATAAATAATTTAGTAAGGTGCCGTAAGGGCTTTACAAAAGGTGATGGGTAATAACCATCAAATAATAATATCTAGCTTATTAAAGGAGATAAAAATGACTGGATTAAATATAAATCAACTACACCCTTTTGCTGTAGGATTCGATAGAGTCTTCGACAGATTGGTGGAGTTCCCTCAAGTACATCAATCACAAGGCTTCCCGCCTTACAATATCAGGAGAGACGAAGACAAGTTCTATATTGACCTTGCTTTGGCAGGACTTGATATTGATGATGTAGAAATCGAAGTAAAAGAAGATGTATTAACCATTCGTTCCACATGGGATGAAGCAGGTGATTACTTCAATGGCGGAGGTGATTATGTTCACCGTGGTATTTCTTTCAAGAAGTTCAAAAGAAGCTTTACTCTTGCGGACGATATTGAAGTAATCGATGCCAACTTCACAAACGGTCTTTTAACTGTCTCATTGGAAAGAATTATTCCTGAGGCAAAGAAAGCACGTAAAATTAAGATTAATACTGAGAAAGAACTTCTCAAAGGTTAATCTATTTTAATCCGGGAGGTCGCAATGGCCTCCCAACTGATAAGGAAACTATATAATGAAACAAGTACCTAACGTAACTTTCAAAGTAAGAAGCAGAAATGTAGACACTGGTGATTTTGAATGGCAATATCCAACAACCAATGACTATTTTGGTGGTAAGAGAGTTGTAATGTTCTCACTACCTGGAGCATTCACACCAACCTGTTCAACAAATCAAGTACCAGGCTTTGATGTATTATATGACCAAATCGTGGAAGCAGGCATAGATGAAGTATACTGTGTATCCTGTAATGATGCTTTTGTTATGAATGCATGGGCTGAAGATCTTAGAGTCAAGAATGTTAAATTCATTCCTGATGGATCTTGTGAATTTACAGCAGGTATGGAAATGTTAGTCGCAAAGGATAATCTTGGTTTCGGTAAAAGATCTTGGAGATATGCTGCTGTCGTAGAAGACGGTGTTGTTGAAAAGATGTTTATTGAACCTGGATTTGAAGATGATTGTCCAACAGATCCTTATGGTGAATCTGCACCTGAAAATGTTCTTGCTTATCTAAAACAATAAAAACAATCCTCGTTGGACAACACTGATAAAGTTGCACCCAGCTCGGCCGTTTTTAGGGGATCCTTCGGGGTCCCTTTTTTATTTAACCACCGTTTGGATTTAATAGTGCGTCAATACCTGCGGCACTAAAGTTATATTTTGAATTTGTAGATTTATCTGAGCTATCAATATTTGTCTGTGAATCGCCTGCTTTGATAATTGTGATTGCTTGGTCTGGAGTTATTGCCCCTGAACTAATTGCTTCCAATGCTTGGTTCATTACTTCTTCACTAGCTTTAAAATCAATTTTACCATCACCGTCAACATCAGATCCTTCGTAATCTTCAAACATTTTTCTGAAGTCTTCTAATCTATCTTCTCGTCTATCGCTTGAGTCTTCCCATATATCTTTAAAGCCTTCCCAGAAACCTTTTGGTGCAAGATAAATGAAATTATCTTCATCAGCACCTTCAGCAACTCTCTTATCACGCCTTGCTTCTAATTCTGACATTACTCTTAATTGTTCTGCTAGGTTTGCATCTCGTTGTGCTTGCAGTTCGGCAATTCTTGTAGCATCTGTTATATCAATGTATTGACCACCACCCATTCCGTCAGGAACAAATTGTTCATATACTCCACTCTCGGCTGACTTTTTTGCTCTCGCTAATATATTCTTTTGTTTGTTTAGTTGTTCTGCTAAGACTGTGTCTGTTTCTAATCTTACTTCTTGGATTTGTTGGTCAAGTTGACTTTGCCCATCAATCATCGGTTCACCAGTTTCAGGATTTAAACCAGCTTGTATTCTTAAACTTTTCAGTGCTTCATCTGATAGAGTAAAGGATGCATCTTCCGCGTGTTTCTTTAACATTTCTAACGCTGCTAAACGATCCGCTTCTATTTCATCCATTTTTAATCGTTCTTCAATTTCAGCAACATCTACTTTTTCTTCAGTTGTTCTTTGCATTGCTTCAAAGACTAATTTACCTGCACCAACAGCGGCACCAATTGCGAGTCCGACTAATGCTCCTTTTGGTCCGAAGTATGAACCAAGTGTTGCACCTGCTGCAGCATAACCAGCAACTGTTATTGCTGAACTCTTCGGTGTTTGGAAATTAGCACGTTCTGCTTTTAATATTTCATCTTCAGTTAAATTTTCATAAGCTGCGCTCTCGGCAAGTTTTTCTGTGATTCCGGCAATTGCTAACCCAGCCAATCCAATCATACCAACCTTTAATGCTTTTTGAGCGCTAAAGAATCCTGGAGCTGATGTAATTTGACCCGGTGACATTTTTGCCAATGCAGTTGTTAGGGCGTTTGTTCTTAATGCCTGTCCAACAATGTTAACTGCTAAAGGTGCACCAAAGTCAACTAATAACCAACTTCCAAGTACAGCGGCAAAAGCAGACCATTTATTACTAAATAATAAATCAGAAAACGATTTGATTGATTGTCCAAGACCTTCCCAGTCAATGTCTTCAATAAATTTAGACATTGCTCCACCAGTAAATGCGTCAACAACTCCTCTTATAACATTGAACCCAATAAAACCAATCATTGCGCCTTTTATTACTTTGGTCAAGAAACCTACAGGGTTAGACACTAATTGTCCAGTTACTGTATTTTCTTTTAGATTTTTTATATTTTCATCGCCTTGTTTTTTCAGACGATCTTTCTTTTCCTGTTCTTGTTTTTCTTTTTCTTCTAATTCTTTTCTAGTTAATTCAGCATCATCAAGATCCGCTTGTCGTCTCATTTGGTCTCTTAACTGTTCTAAGACTTCAGTTTGGTCTTCTTGACCTTCAAATGCTTCCCTTAAAGCAGCGGCTTGTCCTGCTGCACCACCGACTGATATTGTACCTTCCGCGCCTTCTCCTCCAACCATCTGTCTCATCGAAGCGGATATATCTGCTAATACTTGATTCATAGCATTAAAGCTTTCTTGGAATTTCTCAAGCTTAATGTTAACAGTTTTTATTGAATTAGTTCTACCATCATTACGCAATAGTCTGCCCTGCTCCGTTAGAGCATTTATTATTGCTTGTGTATCTGCACTTAATTCAGCCATTTCTTATTCCTGTTAACCTCTGTTATTTTCCCGTGCTTCTTTTTGCTTTTCCAAAAACTCTAATAGCATTTGAAAATATAAATCTCTTTCCCAAGGCATCATACCTTCTATATCACTCAAACTCCATTTATGGTGTTGAGTTAAACCGAATATAATTTGATAATAATGCCCTAGACTTATATGACTAAGGCCTAGGTAAAAAAAGTACGAATGCCCTCTACGACAAACGTCTTATCATCTCCATTACTATTTGTATATTTCAGTTCTTGTTTTAATTTTGGCATTGTTTCAAAAAATCTTGTGATCTTTTTAATTACGTCTCCAGACATATTATCCATAAAGTCAGCAATCTCTTGTTCACTATGTTCTTTAAATGAAATTACTTCATCCTCAGTTGCGATCTTATCTAAACATGCAACCATAATTGTATAATTCAATAATGGGTCGTTTGGACTCATCTCAAGAATACCAGCAAAGTCATCAATAGATGGGTAATTCAAAAATAAAACTAAGTCATCATTAATTTGAATTTCCTTAGAGTGTTCTGGGTCATGAACTACTTCCATTGTTTCAACATCAAAATCAAGTTTAACCTGTTCCTTTGTGTCAGGATCTGTAATCATAAATTCTGTCATATTACTTACAGAGCTTGCTCTTAATTTTAAAAAGACATATTCTAAATCTATCATTGAGATTTTAGATACATCAACATCAAACAAGCAATTACCTACAACTTGCTTAATTGCCATCATTTCAGCATAAGGGTCTTTAGTCTCTGCTGCTACTAATAAAATCTTTTCTTCTTTAACCGTAAACGGTCTATATTTAATCTTCTCACCTGAGCTGGGTAATGCCAACTCATTCAAAGGTAAATCAATTTTTGGTAATGCCATAATATATCTCCTATTTAAGTACCTGTACCATTATTTTGTGGAATGTTATCTGAAACGCTATCAACTGCATTTCCTAATCTTTGTAATCTATTCACTGCGTCTTGTATTGACCTTGGCTTCCCGGCTTTAAGTGTTCCTCTTACTGTATCAGCGAATCCTGCGATATCACCAAGAAGGTCTAATAAACCCCCTCCTCTTGTTGAACGAGCTCCTGTGTTTCCTGCTTTATCAGAACTGAACTTATAATCTTCAATAGCAAAGTCAACTGTTATCATAGCAACTCCACCTGATGTCCAATCTAAACTTAAAGGTGATACTTTAGTAGGAAACGCTCTTTGAATTTCGGTAGAGTAATATACTCCTGGCTGACTATCAGTTGAATAGTGTCGTATTTCTAAATCAGAAACATAGTTATCAGGAAATCCTGCTTCTCCTTTTAACTTACCACCAAACTCAGAATGTATTCCACCTGCAGAACTATAGTTCATTACTTCTCTCATCCATCTATGAAAGAACCTTACTGTATTATGATCTGAATCGCAATAGAAAGTACAAGAGATTGGACCAGGTGTTGTTACTGAAGAAGGTATTGACCTTGTTAGTTGTCCTACATAATCCATTGGAGTCGTAGCTAAATCAACACCAGGAAAATCAACTTTATTACAAAATAAACTAAAGTCTCTTTCGTTAAACTCTGTAAACTTTTCAGCATCATTCATCCATCTAGGTCTACCCATTCTTACTTCAAATAAAGAAAGCTTACCAGGACCACCCATTCTTTCCATGGACGATTTAAATTTATTAATGTTAAACGACATATTTTATTATCCTGCTATTATCTTTCTTGAAT